TGGTCGTGTTGAGCCGCGCGTGGATCGCGTGCTCGATCGCCCGGTACGAGGCTTCGTCCTTCGTCTTGTCGTTCATGCTGGCTCCGCCATCGCAGCGGGCGTGCCGACGGTCCCAGCATCGCCGTCCAGGGTGCCGTTCGTCGTCCCATCGACGCCATCCGTGGGCGTCTCGGTGCTCGTCCCCGTCGTCTCCTCGCTGTTCCCGTCCTGGGGCGGCGTGGATTGCCCCGAGGACCCCGCGAGGGCCTTCACGGTCTCGCCGAGATGGGTTGCGACCTCGACGGGGATGACGCCCGACTTCGCGAGCGCCTGGAAGACCGACGCGGGCAGGTTGCGCCACGCCTCGGAGGTCGAGAGTTCCTTCCCGAGCAGCGGTTCGAGGAGGTCGACGACGTTGTTCACCGTGAGCGCGCCCGAGGCGATGCCGACGTTGATGACCTTGAGGAGCATCTCCTCGGTCAGCAACGGGGGGGCCTTCGTGACGAGCTTGCACCACCGCGCGTCGAGATGTGGGAGCAGGAGTTGGTTGTAGAGCACGTCCTCCGCCTGACGCTCCGGCTGGAACACCTGCTCCTCCGCGACCTGTCGAGCGGCCTGCGCGGTGGCGAAGTTGTACTCCGCAGCGATGCCGAGAAAGATCGGCGGGAGTCGCATGGACATCGCCACGTCGCGCGCGCTCGCGGCCCGGTAGCCGAGGAACGCGGCGTCCTTCTGGACGGACTCGGTGAGGTCCTTCACGTCGATGCGCGGCACCTGACCGGGCTTCGAGATCCCCATCGGGTCGGTGGGGTCCGACGAGGGCTGCGTCACCGCCTCGATAATCAACGGTGCGTGCCAGCGGTCGCGCCCGCGCGACGAAAGGAAGTGGTCGCGGATGCGCTCCACCGCCGCGTCGTCGAGCGATGCGCCTTGCACGGTGATGAGCAGCGGGGGGATGGCCTTGTTGTCGAAGACGTCGCTGTTGACGGAGCCTGCGGCGCTCCGTCCGAGGATGCTCGACGCCTCGCCGCGCCATCGCGGGCGCCCGTACGTGAAGTCGCCCGCGTAGCGCGTGAGGTTGATGATCTCCGTCGCGAGGTCGCCGTACTCCGCGTTGGGGTCCTCGCGTCCGGTGTCGGCGCGGATCTTCCGCGGGTCGCCGAACTCCTTGAAGAACACGAACTGCCCGTAGGCCGTGTATTGGATGAAGCGACGAAAGCGACGGCTCGCGAGGCGCGTGCGCCACGTCCCGTCGGCCTGACGGACCTTCTCCTCGACGAGCGTGCGCTGCGTGTCGCGCTTGCACTTGCGGAGGTAGCGCGTCATCGCGTGCTCCACCCCGACCACCTCGCCGTTCGGAGCGCGCAGCACCTCGTAGTAGCCGTCGCCGAAGAGCTCGAAGTCGAAGCGCACGCGCGCGCGCACACCATCGAAGCCCATCCCGAGCGGCCCCGCGTAGTCGAACCACGTTCGAAGGCGCTGCTTCTCCGCCTCGATCGCGTCGTTGTCCTTGGAGTCAGAGCGCTCCGAGAAGGGGACGAACTGCACACCGAACGCGGTGGTGTTCGTGACCATCGCGTCGATCGCCGCCTGAAGGACACCCGACTCGTTGAGGAGTCCCAGGATCACCTCGTAGCGATACGGGGGCTCCAGTGCGTTGTAGGTCGCGTAAAACCCCTCGAAGGGGTCGAGCTGCTTCGAGCGCGGGAGGCTCTTCTGCGCCGGGTCCTCCACGACAGGCATCCCATCCGGCCCCACCGCGGACGGCACGTCCGACGGGGAGAACTCGAAGCCCGCCGCGCGCTGCAAGGGTTCTGAGAACGCGTGCACCCGCACGCGCAGAGGCGCGGTCGCTTCGGTGCGTGCGGAGGGCGTTGTCGCGGAAGGGTCTGCGGAGAGGTCGGCGGCGCTCACGCGCCTCGCGCCGTCGTCACCTGCGGAGTGCTGCGACGCGCGATCAGGTGTAGTCGGCGGAGGGCGTGATGGCGAGCGTCACGCCGGCGCGGGTGGTCTGCGCGTCGCGGAGGGCCACGACCTCGGTGCGGAGCGCGTTCGCGAAGGCGTGCGCGTTCGTGAGTTCCGTCCGCAGCGCGGAGAGGTCCGCGCGGGCGGCGATGACCTCCGACCGCAGCGCCACGACGTAGTTGCGCAGCGACGTGACGTCCGCGAGCGCGGCCGTCGAGATGTCCGCCGGAGCCGCTGCGGTCAGCGCGGGGACGCCGATCGTGAGCGGCGCGGTGATCGCCCCGATCGACGCGTCGAGCGGCGAGGGGATCGCGGTGAGGGCTGCGGAGAGCGGCGACGTGATCGTCTCAGGGGCATCGCCCTGCATCGCAGCGACGTCGGTCGCGAGCCCGTTCACGACGTCCTTGAGGGTGGGGGTTCCGTCGGTGAGAGGCTTGGTGGTGAGGATGCGTCCGCCCTCACCGAAGTTGTTGGGGATCTGTGCCATGCGCGCGTAGGTCCTTTCGGACGATCGCGCCGACGTCACCCGAGGCGTGCGGTGCGGTGTGGCGAGAGAGGAGAGGGGCGCGGCGGAGGCGCGGCGCGGTCAGGCGGCGTGGCGGTCGGTCAGCGCGGCCTTCTGCGCGCGCGTGTAGTCGAGGCTCTCGACGAAGGCGTCGGTGAGGGCGACGCGCTTCGCGGCGTAGTCGCGGAGGAAGAGCGACCAGCGGATCGACGACGTACGCAGCGACGCGATGGCGCCCGGGTGGCGGTCGGGCGCGTAGAAGCCGACGATGGGGTCGCTGCCCGCGCCGATCTTCGCGATCACGTAGTCGGTCGTCTGCCCCTTGCGCGTGCCGCGGTAGCGGTCGCCCACGACGGGCTTCGGGGTGCGCGCGGGCTTCGTCGCGGCGGTGGTGGTCGACGGCTTCGAGGCGATCACGCGCGAGGCGCTGCGGGCCTTCGGCGTGGCCGCGCGCTTCGTGGTGGTCGTCTTCTTCGCAGAGGTCTTCGAGGCGGGCTTGGCGGGCTTCTTCTTCGCGGTGGTCTTCATCGGGGCGTTGTCTCCGGTTCGTGCGGTCGTTCGTGGCCGTACGATCGCGCCACGATGCACGCCCCGTGCGCGAAGCGTCAGTTGGATGCACTCGACGTGAGGCCCCCTGCGATGCGCACGAACACCGTCAGCATGTACGGCCCGTCGATGCGCATGATCTCGGGGAGCGTCGCGCGCTTGACCTCGGCGTGCGAGACGTCGATCTCCGCGCGGACGCGTGGCGCTCCACACGCGAGGCGACGGACCCACGCGGGGAGGTCGGTGGTGCGGAACTCGGCGCCGATGGTGTACACGGGCGCGGTGTTGCCCTCCTGCGGGTGCGACACGAGGAAGACCGTCGCGCGGTGACGGACGCGTCGCAGCGCATCGAGCACCTTCCCTGCGATCGGCGAGGGATCGGCCGGGTGCGCGCCTCTGGTGTCGTCCTCGGGGGAGCCTGCGGGCGGCTCCGTCTCGTCGGCCATCGCGAGCTCACGCTCCCGGCGACGGGCCTCGTCGGCGAGCACGAGAAGCGCGGTGAGTACCTGCGCCTCCTCCGCGTCTGCGATGTGCTCCGTGAGCATCTCCTTCAGCACGTCGGCGAGGTTGTCGTAGCGGCGCTCGATCGCCATCTGGGAGAGCGTGAGGACGCGCTCCGGCGTCGAGTCAGCGACGACCTCCGCCACCGTCATCGTGGGACGCCACGCGTACCCCGTCGGTGCGGTGAGGTGCCCGAGGTGGATCTTGTCCCCCGCGATGGTCTCGATGAGCGTCTCCGTGTCGTCGATGTCGTCGGGGAGATCGAAGCCGCGCGCGCGAAGGTCTCCAGCGGTGGCGCCCACGGGAATGGGCTCGCCCCGCGCGGCGCACTGGACCGTGATGGACGGAGGCCCTGCGGCCTCGGGTCGCGCGAAGAGCCGCGGGAAGGCCGCGCGGAGGGAGGGGAGGGCGGTGTTGGTGGTGGAGGAGGGTGCCGCGTGCGTCGTGGGCTGCGGCGTGTCGATGGAGTCGCTCATGCGTGTGAGCGATGCGAGCGGCGGGCCTACAAGGCACACGTTCCGATGCAGCGACCGTGGATGAGACAGGAGTCGGTTGGCGTGGGCTCGTGCGTCGTCTGCGCGCGCAGCATCGTCGGCCAATCAGGGCGGGCGCCTGCGGCGTCTCTGTTCTGCGGGCCTCGCCCATCGACCCGCGCATGTTCGTGAAGCGAGTCCGCTGTCTCTCCACGACCATCGCACCACGGAGGGTAGTGGTTCCACACGGGCGTGAAGTACGGCGCGAGTTCCTTGGGGATCTCCTCGTCGTCGAGCCGCCCCGGACGATGCAGAACTGCGGTCCAGTGCGCCCACCACTCGGGGGAGAACCTGCCGCTCATGGTCAGTCGTCCTCGTCATCGAAAAGCGGATCGGGCGGAAGCTTCTCTCCGCGGACCTCCGCTGCGCGCCGAGCCTCGTACTCCTTCTTCTCCCGCGCGTCGCGCTCTGCCTTCGCCTGCGCGAAGCACCCGTCCATGTACCACTTGCGAAACTCGTTGTAGACGCGCGCCCACTGGAGGAGGGACTCGATCGCCTTCCACCCGAGGACCACGAGCGCGAGGGTCACGCCGAGCACGCCCACGAGCCGCACGCCCCACGTCAGGATGAAGGTCTCGGTGAGGGAGAGGAGGATGACGATGCGGTTCATCGCCCGCCAGCCGTCAGCGCGATCCAGGCGGGGTGCGAGAGGAGCGCGCGCAGGGCGGGCGCGTAGGTCAGTTCAGGCTGGTTCTTGAGCCACGGGTTCGCCGCGATGCTCTCCTCGTGGTGCGCGTCGCAGCCGACCGAGAAGTCGTCGAGACGATAGGTCGCGAAGGCTCCGCACTCGACGTGAGCGCACCGAGGGAGCGACTCCACGACGGCGCGCATGGTCGCCATGAGGTCAGCGTCGACCGCACGCGCGTCCTCCGACCCGCCGCGCACGCACCCCGCGAACGACTGGAGGTCGTTGGTCGTGCTCGCACCACGACGCTCGTCTGCGCTCACGAGGAGTTCGAGCAGCCCGCGGAGCGCCATCGCCGGGAGCGTGACGTCGATGCTGGGGTCGCTCACACCATCGAGGATCGCGCGGAGGGACGTGGCGTACCCGAAGGCGTCGTCGCCACGAACGAACACCCCGCGCCAGTCGCCATCGAAGCGCATCGTGCCCGTCTCGGGGCGCGTGGTGGCCTGGTGCCGGTTCTCGCCACGGGGGAGTCCGAACTCCTCGCGGATCAGTTCGGCGGCGTGCTCGTACGCCTTCGCCTTCTCGCCCGCGCGCGCGCTCGCCCCGAAGTCGCCGTGCTTGTTGCGGTCGCGAAGGTCGCGGCACGCCGCGGCGCGCCGGTCGAGGGCTGCGAGCGCATCGGTGAGGTGTGCGTGGAGGTCTGCGGCCTCCTCCTTCGCGGCGTCACGCTCGCGCTCCGCGGCGAGGCGGAGTTCGTGCGCCGTCGGACGCTCCTCGCGCTGCACCGTGACGACGAACGACTTCGGCTGCGGCGCGGGCGTCGTGAAGTTCAGGTCGAGATAGTTGATGACCTTCCCGTCTTCGAGCATCTGAAGGCTCTGCATTCCGAGCACGTACGCGTACCACCCCGTCGCGACGAGCCGTGCGCGCCGGTTCACGACGTGGAACTCGTCGACGGAGAGCCCCGCTTTGGCTTCGGGAAAGGTCGCCCCGCTCCGCTCGATGCTCTCCGCCATGCCCCGAGCCTCGTCGCTCCCGCTGACGACGAGCTTCGCGAGCGTCGTGAGGGTCGCGCGGTAGAGCTCGCCGTCGCGTGCTTCGCGCAAGCACACGCGAGCGATGTCCGCCGAGCGCCTCGCAAGCACGGCGGGCGCCTCGGGCTCGTGGCTCGTGAGCAGCGCGTGGATATGGTCGATGGTGGGGAGGGGGTCTGTCGTGGGGTCGATGAGGTCCGTCATGCGGACGCTCGTTGCGCCCTACGTGCCACCGACGCGGCGATGCCCAACGTCGAGCACTGCGACTACCTCGACGCGCGGGCTCCGCTCCGCATCGATCGCCTTCATGCTCTCGCGCACCTGCGCCGCGATCGACGGTCTCTCGCGAGGCGCCGCCGTCGCGTCGACGGGCTTGGCTGTGACGGAGGACTCTGGGTCCTCCATCCGCGCCATCTCCTTGCGCACCTTCCGACGATCGCGCCGTCGCATCCGGGGCTGATTCACCGGGCGCGTCATCGCGTGGTCGTCTGCGTCGAGGTGCGGTCCCATCGAGCGCGCGCAACTGCGAGGCGCGTACCGTCTGCATCGTCCACGCGACGCGAGGTGCCCTCCGTCTACCAGAGCTCCATTTCTGCGAATCGATCCGGTCTCAACCCCGCTTTCAGCCGCACCCTACCGAAAGAACGGAGCGTGGCTCAGAGGGTCCGCACGCGAGCGACCCCGCTCCCGTTGCCCTTCGCCTTGTTGGCGCGTCGGCGCTCCTCGACGAGAATCCAGCGTCGAATCCACGTCTCTCCGATCCATGCGCACATCACCGTGTCGTCGTGGGCCTCGCGCCCGAGGCCGTGGTGCTCCTTCACGAACGTGTCCACGAGCCCGCGCGGGTCATCTTCGCCCGCGGGGAGATCGCGCCCGTTGGCGTACGGGAGGATGATCTTGTCGCCCTCGTAGAGCGAGGACATCGCCGGGACGCCTTCATAGAGATCGTGCTTCTTCGAGTCCGTGGTGTGCCCGAAGATGGGGAGGTCGGTCGTGCGACGGAGCCCCATCTCGTAGAGCTTGCCGAAGCTGTTGTTCTCGACAGCCACAGCGATTCGCTGCGGGAAACGCGCGGCCTCCTCGCGGATGAACCCGAGCATCTGCCCCTGCGAGAGCCCCTGCTTGCGAGCAAGCCGGAGGAGCGTGCGCGTCTGCGTCCTCCAGTCGAGGCCCCACGTCTCGACCGCCGTCCAGTCGGAGTCCTGCTCCTCCGCGGCCTGCTGGTCTTCCACGAGCGAGAAGTCGACGCACTGGTAGACGATGAGGCCCTCGCAGCGCGGCACCGGGCGGAGGGGGTCGTGGTCGATGCACCCTTCGCGGACGAAGCCCATCCCCTTCCCGCGCAGTTTCGCGGCCGTGAGCCAAGTCCAGCGGAACGCCGTCGAGGAGTCGTCGATCGCCTCGTTCTGGTACTCCTGCGCGAAGGCCCGCTCCCCGATGGACTTTCGGATCATCAGGAGCGCCGCGACGGGCCACTTCTCCGGCCACAGTGAGCGGCCCTCGAAGCCATCGACGCGCGCGGCGGTGACGACCTCCTTGCCGCTCTCGTCGACGGTGACCTCGTAGGTCACGCGCGCGAGGTCGGGCCATTCGAGGATCGCCTTGTCCTCGATCACCGCGTAGGTCGGGTCCTCCTTGAGCGCGTTGTACGCGTCGTCGGCGTGCTTGCGCGTGCCGATGAAAACGATCTGCCCATCCGTGTCGAGCAGCGGGACCACCGTCGCCCGGATGCGATTGACCGTCTTCTTCCGCTGCGCGGTGTTGATGACCGTCTTGTCGTCCTCGATGTCGTCGACGACGATCAGGTCGTACCGCCCGCCCGTGACGGCGCTCTGCCAACCACGAGCTCGCAGGGTCGGGTCGCGGAGGTTCTTCGCGCGGCGGACAGTGATGGAGGTCTGCCCCCACGCGCCCTTCGAGCGGATCGTCCCGCCCTCGGCGTCCACCTGCCAGTCGCCCGCGATGTCCGCGTTGTTCTCCAGGTCCGCCTTGACCATCGAGAGCGAGTCGCGCGCGCTCTCCGTGGTCAGCGAGATGAGGAGGATGCGGATGTTGCGATTCGCGAGGATTCGCTGGAGGACCAGCACGCGCGAGACGCTCTGCGTCTTGCCGTGCGATCTCGGCGCGAGGAAGAGGATGCGCCTGTGCGTGTCGAGCGCGCGATACCACCTGCGGTGGCAATCGGGCGTCGCGAGCCCGAGGTAGTACCAGGCGACGAAGGTGAGCCCGTAGCCCTCGCCGAGCCGCGTGAGGGCACGCCGACCCTCGGGCGTGCTGGACGCCCACCCGGCGATCTCGGCGTCCATCGAGACGCCAGCGGGCGCATCGGGAGGGGGCGTGAGGTCGACCGCGGGCGAGGTGGCCGCGACGGCGAGGAGCGAGCGCGGAGCGTGAGGGGGGCGCGCAGGGGCCTTTGCGCGCTCCGGACGGGCGGACGTGCCCGCACGACGCTTCGGCGCCTTTCCCGACGCTGCGGCGCGGGCGCGCGCGGGCGTCCCGTCGGCCTCGGGTGTGGCACCCCGGGGAGCTCGCTTCGGGCGCGTGGCGGGGGGATGCGTCGGAACGGTGGGGGGCGTCAGGGCGACGACAGGCGGCGACGCGTCAGGGGGCGGCATCGCAGATCACGAGCCCGACGGCGGCGGGGCCTTGTTGCCTGACGCGGCGGCGTCGATGAAGCGCTTCATCGCGTCGGCGACGCGGGGGTTCTTCGAGACCGCGTCGGGCACCGAGGCGCCCTGTTGCGTGGCGGTGGTGGGCGACGTCGAGGCGGGGACGGTGCCGAAGATCACGGCCTTCACCGTCTCGACGTTCCGCGCGATGGTCTGCGCGATGTACGCCTGATCGCGGGCGGGCATCGGGTCTCGCATCGCAGGCGGGATGGGCTGCGTGCCGTCGCCGTGCTGCGCATCATCGTCGCCACCCGAGGGGCGCGACCCTTTCTTGGGTGACGCCTTGCGAGTCGTGGCCGCACCGCTCTCGAAGAACGTCTGCGCGTACTCGATCTCTCGGAACGAGCGATCCACGAGATTCAGCGCACGGAGAGCCGTCTTGCTCCAGACGTCGGCGGCGCTCTGAACGAACGCTTCCGTCTTCGCCTGCGACTCTTGCGCGAGCTTGCGCTTGTGCTCCTCCCGCTGGAGCTTCCATCCGCCGCGCATGGAGTGGCGGTCGATGGCGCTCTGCGTGACGTTGAAGCGGACGGCGAGGTCGTCCATCGTGGGCCACACGCGTTCGGTGACACCTCCGACGTGGTCCTTGACCTCGCCCTCGATGTAGAGCGTGCGGATCGACTCCCACGGGATGTCGTTGCGGTAGCCAGGACCCTTCCCGGTGAGGTGTCGCTTGTGCTTCTTCTTCGGCTTCTGGTGAGCGTCGTCGGACACGGCACCCGTCTGCGCGGTGTCAACCTGACGTCGGGATGGGAGCGAGGTGGAGTTGGAGCGGTGGTGGCGGTCAGAGGATCGACTGCGGGCCGCAGCCGCCGAGCACGACGAGCCACGTCGCAACGCGCGAGAAGGCAGCGCGGTGGATGTTCTGCGTCGGCCGCTCCTCAAGCGCGCGCGCCCATGCGCCGTTGATCTTCACGCGGCGGATGAGGAGCCCGTCCTTGAGGGCCGACGGTTCGCTCTCGCGCGCGGCCTCGACGATGAGGGCGGGGAGGATCTCCGTGCGGATGGAGACGGTCGCCGTGAGGTGAGCCTCGTCGTGTTCGATCACGAGCGCGACCCGCCCGTCGTTCTGCGCGTTGATCGCGGTGAGCTGCGCGACGAGTCGGTCGACGTCTTCGTCGCTCGGAGAGGCAGACGGCGAGATGGCGGCAGACGGCGGGTCCTCGTTGGTCGCGTCGAGGTCGTTCGTCGCGATCACCTCGATGTCTTCGGGGTCGTTCGTCGCCGTCGTGGCGGCGGGGCTCGCGGTGATGAATGCCGTCTCGACGTCGAGCGAGGCGCGCGCGAGCGCCTCCGCGATGGCGAGCGGGTAGAGGGTGTCCATGCGTCGGGCGAGGTCGGCAGGGTCGGCCTCCCCGCGGGCCGTGGAGGTGCCGCAGCGACCCCACGGGATCAGCGCGCAGAGGAGCGCGTCCGTGTACGGACACTCGATGTCAGGCGTGTCGTCGGAGGCGAGCGCGGCGGCGGTCATGAACATCCACCGCCCGTCTCGGCACGCAGCATCGCTGCGACGCGGTCGAGCTCCTCGCGCGCGTGCACGACCCCGCCCGCGTTGAAGCGCAGGTAGAGCCGCAGCATGTCCGCGCGCGTCGCGCAGAGCACCGTGCGCCAGACGAAGCGCGTCGTGTGGTAGCGCCGGAGCGAGACGTCGAGGTCATCCCACGCGTACCCGTCGGCCTCGCCTTCGACGCCCACGAACACCCGGATCTCGCCACGCATGAAGCGTCGCACCGCTTCGAGACGCTGCTTCCCGTCGAGCAGCGCGTAGTCTGGGATGAAGATCGACCCGTCCGGTCGCACGGAGCACTCGTGCGTGCGCCCGGTGCTCGCGACGATGAGCGTGAGCCCCGTCTCTCCGCCGCACAGGACGTGCTCGCAGAAGGCGACTTGCTGCGCTGCGGTCCAGACGTGCGCGCGCTGGAAGTCGGGGTCGAGGTCGAGCCCGACCTCAGCCTCGCGCGCGATGTGGTCTTCGAGGTAGCGCCACTCGACATGGATCTCGTGCGCGGCGCGGGGGTAGATGCGATCGGCGAGGCTCGACGCGGCGAGCTTTCGTCGCGACGATGGCGGGGTGGTCATGGTGCAGGTGCGACTCGCAATCAGCGCGCCGCAGCCTCGTCGTAGGCGCCACGTCGGAAGCCACGGAAGACCTCCGTAAGCGTGCGGTGCGCGCTCCCTCGAATCACCTGAACGAGCGTCGGAACGTCGGGGCGCCCGCGGTGATGCACCACGAGACGCACGCAGGGGGCGCCGTCGAACTCCACGCGGGTCACGCTCACGCGCATCTGGGAGCGTCGCAGCCCGGAGGCCCACGCGATCATGCCGCGAAGCCCGCGGATCTGCGCGCGGGTGATGGGGCGGTTGCGGTCGCTCATTCTGTCTCCGCGTGCGAGTCCGCGTACGCTGTGAGCACCGCGGCGAAGTCGCGTGCGTTGTCGGGCGTGATCCGCACCGCGGGCTGCATGTGGCGCCCGGTCGCCTTGTCGAAGACCACCGCGCTCCCCTCGTCGTCGAGGAGGTCGATCCACAACGCCTCCAGCCCGCCCGAGGCGCTGCGGAGGCGGATCTGACCACCGAAAGCCTGCACCGTCGCGTTGACGTGCGGGGCCGTGAACGGGGCGACGTCGGGGGCCACCGCTCGCGTCGGGCGCTCTCCGAGGATCGCGACGACCTTCGCGACGTCCTCGTCGGTGATGCCGTCGACCGGATGCACCACACGGCCGACGAGCCACTCCGGCGTCACGCGCTCGTGGCTCACCACCGTGCGTCGAGCCTCGTACCGCGTGGTGGTCTTGCTTCCGAGCCACGCCTCGGCGTTGTCATCGAGCACGCACCACCGCGTCTCCTCGGGGTGCTCGTCGAGCCACACGCGCACGGCGCCCATGCGGAGGTCGGCGGTCATCTTCACGCCGCCCACCGCGCCGAGCACGGGCGCGACCAGTCCCGACGTGGCAGAGCACGTCGGTGATTGCCTCGACGGGCGCCCACCGACGCCAGCCCGAAACGATGACGATGGACGCGCCGGTCATGTCGCAGATGCGTTGAACGCGTGCGACGCGTACGGGGTCGAGCGTGAGCGCGGCGAGGTCCATCGACCACGAGACGATGCGCTCGTGGCCCTTGAGCGCTTCGGCGATGAAGGCGTCGTTGTTGAACACGCCGTCGATGTCGAGGAAGAGGATCGCGGGGGCGGTCGCGGTGGAGTTCATCGCTTCGGCGACGTCGCACGCGACGTGCCGTGCGTGGATCATGCGTCGTACTCGCTCGTGCTCTCCAGCGCGTCGGAGTACCACGGGAGCGGGAGGTCTCCGTCTGCGCGCCAGAGGCGCTCGCACTCACGGAAGATGAAGCTCTCAGGCGCCGCGGCGAGCATCCGCTTGCGCTTCCTGATGGCCTCGTGGAGCGCCTCGACGCGCCGGTCGCAGCCGAACGAGAGGAGCGGCGCGACGACGATGTGGCCGGTGACGGTGCGGGCGGGCACGTACACCTCCCACGGCTCCGAGGAGCAGCCGCGGCGGTACACGCGCACCTTGCGACGGAACGCAGGCGGGAAGAGCGCGCGGAGCCGCGCGAGGAGCTTGCGGTGGTGGCGCTTGCGGCTGCTCATGCTCACACCGTGAAGCCGTTGCCGTGGTAGAGGTCCCACGCGGTGTTCGCGACGGCGACCACGAGACGCATCCACGCTTGACCCTCGGGGGCCTTGCAGCGCATCCGGCGCGAGCACCACGGCACGATGAGCCCCTGATTGCGGTAGGCGTCGCTGGCCTCGTGGTACTTCGCGAGCACCTCGTCAGCGTTGGGGACCTCGATGCGCTTCCGCTTCCACCACTCCTCCGAGTCGGTCCAGTGGAGTTTCTCCTCCTCGGTTGTCTTGCTTCGGAGTTCCTCGGGCCACGTCGGTTCGTCGGGGATGAAGAGGTCGCGCTTGCGGCAGAGGAACACCAACTGGAGTTCGTGCTTCTGGAACGTCACCGCGCACATCTGACGGCGGTTCGGCGAGTAGAAGCGGAACGCCTCGCCCTGATAGTAGTCGCCGTCACGCAGACCGAAGTTGCGCGGACAGACGACGTGGAGGAGCCGGTAGAGCGCGTCAGGCGACGAGGCCGACATCGACGGCGGGAGTTTGAACGGGTGCTCGGTGCTCCCCGTCTTGTAGAGCGGGTTGAAGTTCCACCGATCGGCCGCGCCGAACCCGTGGAACGTCGGGTGCTTCCGCTCCTTCGGCCACGTCCTGCGCACGCAGAGGCGGCGGAAGGCGTCCGCGAGGATGACGTCTTCGATGTCGAGGCGCTGCTCGATGACCTCGCGCATCGCGTCGTACCGCTGCGCGAGCGGCATCGCCTTGAGGCTCTCGACCGTGTACTTCGTCGGGGCGTCCGACTCGGGCTGCTCCTGCTGTGCTTCGCTCATGCCCGACGCGCGTTGCGCCGCCCATGCCACTACCGGCGCACGGTGACCTTCGCGACGGCCACGCTCGCGCACGCGGTCACCACCGCGACGACGCCGAACTCCGACGCGCCCCACGCCCGCCACCCATCCAGCATCGCGACCGCGGCGACCGCGAGCGAGAGGGCGTAGCCTCTGCCCGAGGCGCTCACGAGCGACCGCTCCGACCGCGGACTGAGGACGCCGACCACGACGCAGAACCCGCCCACGAGCGCGAGGAGCGTCGAGAGCGCGGAGGCCGTCACGGCAAGGGCGAAGAGGGCGAGGATGTGGTCGGATGGGTTGAGGAGGTTCACGCGTCTCCCCGAGGCGTCATCGCGTCGAGGGAGGCGGAGGAGGCCGCGAGGGCGGCGTCCACGGGGCGTCGCAGGCGAGGCACGCGCGCGGCTCCGGCCCTGCGAGGTAGTGGCGCATCCCGCAGCGCCAGCATGACGTGCGAGGGCCTTCGCGGTCGGGCGCGAGGCCGCGCGGGGCGTCAGGCACGGTCGCCCCGGAGTCGCCCGCGCAGGATCGACCACACCGCGTCTCGCACGCTCGGACGGAGCGCATCCAGGGACGCGACGAAGGCGCACGCTGCGTCCTCGATCTCATCGACGGGAAGGTCCGGGCCTGCGAGCGTGATCGGATACGCGGCCTCCATGCGACGCATCTCGATCGGGAACACCTTGCGAGCGAGGTCGATCATCGTCGCGAAGCCGAAGCGACCCTCCGCGAGAAAGTTCGCGTTGCAGCCTCCGCGCTTGTCCTCGCTGCGATCCCACCATGCGACGATCGTCCAGCCCGAAACATAGTGGATGAACGCGCGGCCCTGCGTCTCGGGGTCGCGCTCTCCGCGGTGGTAGCAGCGGTTGCGCACCTCCTCCTCGGTTCGCGGGCGTTCCCGCGTCCACACAGAGTCGAGGCGATGCAGCGAAGGAGGGAGCGACGTCGCTTCGCGCAGAATCCGGTACGTCGGGTCGCGCAGGTAGTGCCCCGCGCCGGTTCCCGATGCGACGCCGAAGAAGAGCACGCGCGGGTCACTCATCGCGCCCACCCGTCAGGCAGTTCACGCACCCGCAGCCCCGCGGGCCACTCGTCCATGTCGCCGCCCTTCTTGTCGCGGAGGTGCACCCGCACGGGCGCGCCCTGATACCCGTCGCGGGTGCCGTCGAGGTTCTCTTCCACGCGAACGGGCGTCGGCCACGCCTCGGGGTCTGGCGGGGACACGAGTTCTGCCTCGAAGCCAACGTCGTTGCGGTCGATCACCACCGCGCCGAGTTGCTTCACGAAGGGCTTCGTGCCCGCGGCCATGCACTGCTCGACGACGCTGCGAATCCACGCCACTTCGTCGGGCCGCGCGCCGGGGCCGCTCTCTCCGCCTACGATGACGAGGTCGATGCGCGGGCTCCACTCCGCGAAGCACCGATCGCCGCCGCCAGTGAAGTCGCGTGGCTCTCCGGTACAGCCCCGGCACTCGTCCGTCTCGGGGTCTTGCGTCTCCCCGGAGCACGACATGAAGCTCCCCTTGAGCCACTCCTTCTTGAACTGGATCGCGCCGAGGATCGGCTCCACGGACAGGTAGCGCACCCGCGCGGGGGTGCGGAGGAGCTCGGGCACGCGCTCGTCGGCGCGCTTCTGATCCTCGACGCTGGTCCCCACGCTCACGTTCGCGAGCGGCCACGCCGCGCCGAGCACGGGGACGTGACGGGCCGTGAGGCGCATCGCGGCGTCGATGTCCTCGGCGTGCTCCGCGATGAACGAGCACGCGGTCTCGACGCAGTACGCGACCTCATCTCCGGGCTGCACCCGCGCCGTGAGCCACTCGAACCACGCGCGCAGACGATCGGGGCGCTTCGTGAGCACCTGAAACGAGTGCCTCTGGCACATCGCCATCACGCCGAACACCGCTGCGATGAACTCGAAGCTCACGCCCTCTTGCGCGAGGTCGGAGAGGCTGTTGACGAAGATCGTCTGCGGCTCCGACCACCGCAACGGCACGGCGAGCTGCTCGGGAAGTTCGCGCACCTCACCCGACCACGCGAGGCGATCGTTCTTCACCACCACGAGGCCCGCGTAGCGCTTGCGGACCTTCTCGTTGGGGTTCGAGCCCATGCGACGGGCGTCGCGACGGGCGTAGCAGTTGAGGCACCCCGGGCTCCACTCCCGGCAGCCCGAGGTCACCTGCCAGGTGCGCCCGGTCCACTGGATCTTCGAGACGCGGTTCGTGATCGCGTCGCCTGCGCTGTTTCTCATCGACCTCTCCCTGTCGCGCGCCACGCGCGCTGAGGCCCTCGGTGCACGCGCGGTGCCTACCGTTGCGAGGTCATCGCGTCGGGCGTGCGAAGCTCGCGAGCGCGACGAGGGCGCGCGTGCGGCGTTTCGCGCGGTCGAGCATCGCGTCGGGCGTCTCGGTGTCCTTCGCGATCTCCGCCTGCGCGACCTCCCGGTCAAAGCGCAGGACCTCGCTCGACGCGCGCTCCCACGCGTCGTCCATCGCGTTCGCCCACGCGTCGTTGAGCGTCTTCCCTGACGCGGTCACCACGGGGATGAAGCCTCGACACGGCGGCGGCTCCGCGAGGATCGACACGGCGGCGCTCTCGCCGTCGACCTCCTCCCACGCGTGGCACTCGCCGATCGCGGCGCGAATGAGCGAGACGGCGCGCTCCTTCGTCGTCTGAAGCCTGCGGCTCATCGCAGCGACCTTCCGACACGGCCCACGTCGAGGCGGTCGAGCGCTTCGCGAATGACGGACGACCGCGAGACGCCGCGCACGTTGCGGGCCTTGAGCTTCTCGACGACCGCGTCCAGACGCGTGATGTCGTCGTTGTAGAGCGAGATGCAGACGACCTTGTAGGGTCGCACCTTGGTGGCGTTCGCTTCTTTCATGGCTCCGTCTCGGCGTGCGTGTCGGCGTACGCGAGCAGCGCCGCGGCGAGGCATCGCGCGTTGTGCGGCGTAAGCCTCACGGGAGCGCCGACGATACGACCTGCGGGCGGGTGAAAACTGCCCTCCGCACCATCAAGGTCAAGCACCTTGATCCACACCGATTCGAGACCGCCCGATGCGCTGTAGAGGCGCACGGTGCCACCGAACCCGGCGACCTCTCCATCGACGTGCGGCGCAGTGAACGGCGCGATGTCGATGATCGGTGCTCGCGTCTTCGCGGGTCGTGTGCGCGTCGACGAGAGCGGATGCTTCGGTTGATCGGTCATCGCTGCCCCTTGCCTTCCCACGCGGATTGAGACGGGAGTTCGCTGCGAATGGCGTGCGGAACAGAGCCGTCAGCGAGGTCGGTCAGCACCCCGCACGCTGAGCACTTGAACGTAATGAACGTGTCGGTCTCGTCGCGAGCGGCGCGGAACGTCTTGAAGAGATCGGGTTGCTCCACAAGCAACTTCGCACCGCACCCTCCGCCGCCGTTGCCGCACCCCGAGCACGTCGTTTCGGTCGACCAGCCCTTCTGAGGGCGTCCTTCCTTGATGATCTTCATGGTGTCTCGCCGGTCATCACGAACCGCGCCACGACCTCCGCAGGCGTGTCGCACATGGCGGCGATCTCGCGGGTGGACTCCTCGACGTCGTGCGCGGTGATCTTGGCGGGCTCGTGGGCGCAGAGGATCGTTCGCTCTGCGCGCCCGAGGCGGAGCATGTAGTGCACGAACGGCTCCGTCGCCCGCGCGGCATCGAGGCGCTGACGCGACGTCATCGACGCCCACGCCTTGCTCCGCTGGAGCCGCCGCATCGCCGCGGCCGACGCCTTCTCGGCCTCGTCGGGGCTCTGCCACGCCTCGGTCGCGAGCCATGCGCGGCGCATCGACCACCCTCCGGGGCTGCTCTTCACCGCCCACTCACAGAGAAAGCACAGCCGCGAGAGCACCTCCGCGTGCGCGATCACGTCAGCGGCGGAGGGCGCGGCGGCGACCCGCTCGAACAGGTCCGTCTGCGTCATCGCGAGCCTCCGAGGTGCGCGCGAGAGCACGGCGCCCCATCTCGCAGGGGCCACAGACGCACACCGGGGTGCTCACGGAAGAACAGGCGTGCGTCGCACGAGGAGATGCCGGAGCGGACCACTCCGCCGCGCACCTCGACCTCGCACACGGTCCCGTCGGCGAAGCGAAGGAGCCACGCGCCGCCATCTCGCTCGTGCGCCGTGAGTTGCTCGCACGAGGGAACCGTTCGGCTCTCGTCCACGCCGCGGCGCTCTTCCTCCACCAGCGTCGCCGCTTCGAGCGACTTCATCGCGTCGTCGATGCTCTCCGGCATCGCACCGACGTCATGCTCTCCGGTCATCTTGACCTGCACCGCCGTCGCGGCCTGCATCGGGATCGCCGCCGCCGCGTAGAGTCCGCTGATGTAGGAGCGAGACACCTCCTCCACGCGGTCGCGGACGGCGCGCGCCCCGGCGCGGTACCCGCCCACGTAGGCGCGCGCGATCCGTGCCGCGCCGAGGTCTCCGTCCGCCGCCTCGCAGAGCGCGGCACGCACGAGGCCGTCGAGGTGCGTGCGGCGCGCGGGCGGCATCTTGGTCGCCGCGAGCGCTTCGAGAAGCGCATCACGCGCGGGCGTCTTCGTCTGCTTCGGCTTGTCGTTCATCGTCCCCTCATCGCTTCCCGCGTGGCATCCATCCACGCTCGCTCCGCTTCGGTGAGGTGCTCCACAAGCATCTCGCCGAGGTCCGTGTATCGCCCCCTGCACCCATCACAGAGCGCGCCGCCCTCGATGTCCTCGCCGCAACCTCCAGCGCACGGGTGCTCATGCGCCTCGGGGCCAGGTTGCCGCCCGCCGCGCCTCATCGCGCGGCCCTCGTGGCGCGCATCGGCGCCGTCGCCGCGTTTCCGTTTGCGGGTGCTCCGAGGCCCCGCGCGTCGCGGCGCCACAGGGCTACCGACGCCTCGAAGGGATCGAACTCCGTGCCCACCGTCGGGTCGTCGTGACGTCCGACGTGACAGAGATCGCAGACCCCATCGGCCTCGATCTGGTGACCGTGGCGCGGCCTCTGACAGCACGGACAGACCGTACGCTCGTTCGCTGAGATCATCGCACCCTCCGAATCTTGCGCGGCCTCCGAAGTCCGTCTCGCTTCGTCCATGCGCCGCCCCACGGGAGCGACGTCTCATCCGTCGTAGAAGCCCCGAGGAGGTCCCGCTCGAACGTGTCGAGGGCCTCCGCGCGGGCGATGCTCTCGCTCGATGGCGCGGACTCGCCCGCGGCGACAGAGAGCACGGGCTGCGGTGTCGGAGCACCCATCACGCCACCGACTTTCCGCAGCGCGAGGCGGGCCACATGCAGCCGCACGGACAGGTCAGGATCGGCGCGAGCCCGACGCGCGTACGCTGCGCATCTCGCCACGCCGCGAAGCGGG